GGCGCATCAGAAGACTCCAGTTAGAAAAGCAATACAAAGACCTTTCCGAGTCCGACGTTCATCAAGGAAAGATGACTGTTGAAGATTACGCAAGCATTGCGACGTCTGTTGCTGTGATCGCGGGTTCCGTCGCTTCTATCTACACGTTATTTAAGAATCTATGAGCCTATCAAACACCGCAACTCCGAAATACTACGGCCAATTCAGACAAAAAGTTCTTGCTGGCGATATTCCAATCAACCGAGAAATCGAAATGGAGATGAACCGAATAGACGGTCTCATCAAGAATCCGGAATTCTACTACGATGATTTAGCAGTAGAAGGCTGGATTAAATTTTGCGAGAACGAACTCACTCTCACCGACGGCGCCGATCTGCACATGCTCGACACGTTTAAACTTTGGGGCGAAGAGATTTTTGGCTGGTACTATTTCGTTAATCGTAAGGTTTGGCAACCCGGACGAAACGGTTCGAGAGGACACTATATTAATAAAGTCGTTAAGAAGCGACTGGTTAATAAACAGTATCTAATCGTAGGACGAGGCGCTGCCAAATCGCTATACGCAACTTGTATTCAGGCTTACGACCTTATAGTTACTCCGCAAACAACCTATCAGATGACCACAGCTCCGACCATGAAACAGGCTGACGAGATATTAGCACCGTTCAGAACTGCGATTACAAGAGCCAAAGGTCCGGTCTTTGAATTCATGACACAAGGTTCGTTGCAGAATACGACAGGCCCTAAGTCCGATCGAGTTAAGCTGGCATCAACGAAGAAAGGCATTGAGAACTTTGTAACTAATTCTTTGCTTGAGATTCGTCCGATGTCTATTCATAAGCTACAGGGAATGAGGCCTAAGACATCTACTGTCGATGAGTGGCTTTCCGGCGACTTGAGAGAAGATCCTATTGGTGCTATCGAACAGGGTGCCGCTAAGATTGACGATTGGTTGATTGTTGCTACCAGCTCGGAAGGAACTGTGCGAAACGGCAGCGGCGATACGATCAAGATGGAGCTGATGAACATTCTTAAAGGTGTTTACGTCAACCCGCACGTTTCAATCTGGTGGTACAAACTCGATGACATACAAGAAGTCGGAGATCCGTCAAAATGGTTGAAAGCTAACCCGAATCTGGGAAGCACTGTAACCTATGAAACCTATCAGCTTGAGGTCGAGAGAGCGGAGAATGCCCCGGCCGCAAGAAACGACATATTAGCAAAAAGGTTTGGCCTTCCGATGGAGGGCTTTACTTATTTCTTCACATACGAAGAGACTCTTACGCACAGAAAGAGATCGTTTAATGGGATGCCGTGTTCCATGGGCGGCGACATGTCCCTGGGCGATGACTTCTGTGCTTTTACATTTTTATTCCCTCTGGCGAATGGTTGCTTCGGAATCAAGACTCGAAGCTATATTAGCGATCTTACGTATCACAAGCTTCCTAGTGCAATGCGTCGAAAGTATGACGAATTCATCAAGGAAGGCTCGCTTGTAGTTCTCGAAGGAGCGGTTCTCGACATGATGATCGTGTACGAGGATCTTGACCGCCACATCATAGACAACGACTACGATATTCGAAGCTTTGGATACGACCCATACAATGCCAGGGAATTTGTACAACGTTGGGAACAGGAAAACGGTCCGTTTGGAATTGAGAAAGTAATACAGGGAGCTAGAACAGAATCCGTTCCGCTTGGCGAACTCAAGAAGCTTGCCAGCGAGCGGATGCTTTTGTTTGACGAGAAACTCATGGAATTCGCAATGGGAAACTGTATCACGATCGAAGATACCAACGGCAACCGCAAACTGTTAAAGCAACATCGCGAACAGAAGATTGACAATGTCTCAGCTATGATGGACGCTTTCGTTGCTTACAAACTTAATAAGGACGCATTCGAATGACATATTTAGTTTACAGTGATGAGCTCTACCATCATGGCGTTGTCGGCATGCATTGGGGAGTTAGACGCTATCAGAACGCTGATGGTTCTTTGAAACCTGCAGGCAGAAAGCGCTATACGGAAGGCGGCGAAAAGAAGCACCTGTCTGCCGAAGAGCGAGCGGCTAGAAACGCCAAGATTAAAAGCACTGCTAAAAAGTTGCGATCGGAGTTGGCGTTACAGCACTCGTTGCGGCAGGAACATACGCCGCAGTTAAGTACAATAACAAGACTATGGCTGAAGCCAAGCAGATAATGAGCGATGCTCATAAAAAGAAGATTGACGAATACCTGGAACAAGCAGACCAAAAATTCCAGCAGCAGAATTTTGCAGCTAGCATGTACAGACAATTCGATAGAGTACATCAGGGTAATACTGAAGAGGCGAAAGCCTGGGCTAGTGCCGAAGGTAAATATCGTACCGAACTTAATAAGGTGATCAAAGAAAAAAATGTTTACGACAACGTAGCGAAAAGGCATATGGCCGATAAAACTGTACAGCGTCAAGCACAGAAAGAGATTATTAAGCGCGATATTAAAAACACCAAAGCTATTCAGATGAATGCTGAAGGTGTCATCGAAGTCGCATTAGAATTACTTACTGCCTAAATAATTCAAAATAATAGAGGTTTATAGGTTATGCCAAGTTTAACCCAGCGTCTCCAGAACGCCTGGAACGCTTTTCGAAACCCACGAGACCCTACGTTTACTAACTATGGTCTTGGCACATATTATCGACCGGACAGACACCGATTCAGCCACAGCAACGAACGCTCGATTGTAACAACTATATTTAACCGCATTGCTGTTGATTGCGCGGCGATAGACTTGGAGCACGTCAGATTGGACGAAGATGGTAGATACACCGACACCATTAAATCTGGTTTGAACGATTGCTTGACGTATAGCGCCAACATTGACCAAACCGGCAAAGCGTTTATTGAAGATATTGTTCAATCGATGTTCGATGAAGGCGTGGTCGCTGTTGTCCCTGTCGATACCACTTCAAACCCGTATTTTACATCCTCGTATGACATCTTATCGATGCGTACCGGGAAAGTTATCGAGTGGTATCCGCAGCATGTACGAGTCCGGCTGTACAACGACCGAACCGGTCGCCAAGAAGAACTTATTATGGATAAGTCTTCAATCGCGATAATCGAAAACCCGTTCTTTTCGGTTATGAATGAGCCAAACAGTACTCTGCAACGTCTTATTCGGAAACTTAATCTGCTTGATTATATTGACGAGCAGTCTTCATCCGGCAAATTGGATTTGATTATTCAGTTGCCTTATGTAATTAAGTCCGAAACCAGACGACAACAGGCCGAAGCACGACGCAAAGACATCGAAATGCAGTTGGCTGGTTCAAAATACGGTATCGCATATACGGACGGCACTGAGAGAATCACTCAGCTTAACCGCTCCGTAGAAAACAATATTTGGGGCGAAATTAAGGACCTTACGGCAATGCTTTACAACCAATTAGGCATTACCGAGGCGATATTAAATGGCACAGCAGACGAACAGACGATGATTAATTATTACAACAACACCATCGTTCCAATCATGTCTTCAATTGCCGACGAGATGCAAAGGAAGTTTATCACCAGAACTGCTAGAACTCAGGGACAGGCTATTCGCTACTTTAGAGATGCGTTCAAGCTTACTCCCGTATCAACGCTGGCTGAACTGGCAGACAAACTTACACGTAACGAGATTGCATCTTCGAACGAGATCCGAGCGATTATCGGATGGAAGCCTTCTGACGATCCAAAGGCTGACCAATTGGTTAATAGCAACCTGAATCAGCAAAAGCCTGAAGGCCAAACTGAACCTGCTCCGGACGAAGAGAACCCCGAAGAAGCAGACACTAAAACTGAATAGAGGAGAATAGACATGGCAGCTAAAAACTATGATTTCAGCGGATGGGCGACCGTAAACGATCTGCTCTGCGCTGACGGAAGGACTATTCGCCGCGACGCGTTTAAAGATGACGACGGCAAAGTAGTCCCTTTGGTATGGAATCATAACCATACGAGCGTGGACAATGTGCTCGGCAAGGCTCTTCTCCACAACGAAGAGAACGGAGTTAAAGCATACTGTTCATTCAACGACACACCGGCAGGACGTAACGCCAAGCTTGTAGTAGAGCACGGCGACGTTGCCGGTCTTTCTATTTATGCAAACAAGCTCAAGCAGGTCGGCGGGGATGTCATGCACGGCGTAATCCGTGAAGTGAGTCTAGTTCTCGCTACTGCTAACCCTGGCGCTTTGATCGATCCGATTCTGGTTCACGGCGATGAGTCTGACGACCAGGCTATCATCTACACCGGTGAAGAGCTTGAACTGTATCACGCTGAAGAACCCGAAAAGGAGGAAAACGTCAAAATGGCAGACAAACAGCCCAGCGGAAGCAACGACAAGACAATCAAAGAAGTATTCGACACCCTCACAGAAGAGCAGAAGACTGCGGTTTATGCCGTGATCGGTATGGCAGTCAAGGACGCTAAGGGCGGCTCTGACGATGACGAAGAGGACGACGAAGAGATGGAACACAGCTATTACGAAGGAGATGATTATATGAAGCACAACGTATTTGACAGAGAGACCGGTGCCGCAACAGAGTTCCTGAGCCACTCCGACATGCAGGGTATTCTGCAGGATGCAAAGCGCTGCGGATCTCTTAAAGAAGCAGTCGAGAACGTGATCGGCGATGGCACACTTGTACACGGACTGCCCAGCCCTATTCCGACAACAGGCATGACTGGTCCTTCCCAGACCACAGCAAATCAGACTTACGGATTCCGCGATCCTGACATGCTCTTCCCGGAGTATAAGGCACTGAGCGCTCAGCCTGAATGGATCAAGAGAAATACCGATTGGGTCAATGTCGTTCTCAACGGCGCTCACCACACACCTTTCAGCAGGATCAAATCTATGTTCGCTAACCTCACCGAGGACGAAGCCCGCGCTAGAGGCTACATGAAGGGTAACCTCAAGAAAGAGCAGGTCTTCACGCTGCTGAAGAGAACCACCGATCCTCAGACTATTTATAAGAAACAGAAGCTCGATCGTGACGACGTGACCGACATCACAGATTTCGATGTTGTCGCGTGGATCAAGGGCGAGATGAGAGGCCAGCTTGACGAGGAAATCGCTCGTGCAGCACTTATCGGCGACGGTCGTCTCGGCTCTTCCGATGACAAGATTTCCGAAGATCATATTCGTCCTATCGCAACTGATGTCGATCTGTTCACCATTAAGGCGACTGTTCCGGCTGGTAACAACGATCAGGAGAAGGCTAAGAACTTCATCGTTGCTGAGCTTAAGGCCCGTACGCAGTACAAGGGCTCCGGCAATCCGATCCTCTTCACTACAGAGGAAATGCTCACTAACATGCTGCTGATCGAAGACGGCATCGGCCACTTCCTGTATAAGTCCGAAGCTGAGCTGGCTACTACACTTCGCGTCAGCAGAATCGTTACCGTTGAGGTAATGGAAGGCTTCCAGATCAACAGCAAGGATGTTCTCGGTATCGTCGTTAAACCTGCAGATTATACTTTCGGTGCTGATAAGGGCGGCGCAGTTGCTCTGTTCGATGACTTCGATATCGACTACAACCAGATGAAGTATCTGATCGAGACCAGATGCTCCGGCGCTCTGACCAAGCCTTTCAGCGCGATCAGACTTACCAAGGCTACGGCCTGATCGGGGAATTCAAAATGAGGTACATCGGCAATGAAATACTATGACGTTATTAAGTTCTCAAATCCTGTTGAGACTAGACCCGGCGTGTATGGGCCTGACGAAATCATCGAAAGACGGTATCCGGGTGACCTTACACGAATGATTACCAAATGGTTTCGAGGCGGGGACAAGGTAAACGAGGATAAGCGAGTCAATAACCAGTTGAAGATCATTGCCGATGAGTTCCTCAG